ATGATGAGCGACCGCACCCTCGGCGGGCTTGCGCATGACGTGCAGCCCGATGGTTGGGCGCCGCAGTACGAGGCGGCCGATGCAACCGCCGGATGGATCGGGCAGCGCTTCCTGATCCGCTACCGGACACGTGACAACGCAATCAACGCCGCTCCATAGCCTGAGGGTACGGAAGCTCACCCCTAACTATGGCGGCCGATCAACATTATGAGCACCACGGCCTGTCTGGCGAGTTCGTGATGCTCCCCAGTGGCCAGATGGTGCCCGCTGCTGAGGCGCCCAAGCCTGAGCCCGTCAAGCCCGCTCAACCCGCGCCGAAGGCCAAGGACTGATGACAGCTCTCCTGATTCGCAACAGCTTCGCGCTGGTGAAGGCCGAAACCAGTTACGGCACCCTGGCCAGCTCGATCGCCAATACGGACGCGGTGAAGATCGTGTCGCTGGAGATCAACCCGATCACCGGTACCCGCGTGGAGCGGGCCCTGATTAAGGGTTTCCTCGGCGCCGACCGCCAGCCGCTGACCAATGAGCACGTGGCGGTAACAATCACGTTCGAGTGGGGCGGTTCTGGCGTTGCCGCCACTGCACCCCGGTTTACACCCCTGCTGCAGGCGGCCGGTATGAACGTATCGGCAATGGCCGAACTGACCGGCACTGCCACCGCAGGCGGCGCCAACACCCTCACCCTGGCAGACCTGGGCGGCAGCAACCCCGCAACCGATGCCTACCTGGGCCTGCCAATCGAGATCACCAGCGGCGCCAATGCTGGCCATAAGGGCGTGATCGTGGCGCACGACGGCGCCAGCCGGCAGGTGACGGTGGTTCCTTCAACGGCGACATTCACTGGTGGCGCAGTGGGCTACAAGATCCCCGCACTGTCCCTGCTGCAGCCGATCAGCACTTTTGGCAACGGCAGCAGCTGCACCATCGTGGCGGTAAAAGACGGCACCAACGTTCACCGGATCGATGGATTCCGCGGCAGCCCGGCCCTCAACAGCACTCTGAACGGTTACGGCACGTTCACCATTACCGGCGTCGGCCGTTATACCACCCCCACTGCCAGGAGCGCTGAAGGATTCATCTACAGCAATCAAGCCGAGCCGGTGCCTGTTACCCCGACCCACACCAAAGCGCTGAGGTTCCAGGGCTTCAATCCCTGCTCTGAAGGGTTCACGTTCGACTGGGGCCTGTCGACCGTGTTCCGCTCACTGATCGGCTGCGAGCCTCAATCCCGCATCACCGACCGCCCCAACCCGAACGGCACGATCACGATCGAAAACCCGTCTGTGTCGGCGAAGAACTTCTTCACCGCTGCGGCTGACAACAGCGGCGCGAGCGATGGCCCGTTCGTTGTGCAACAGGGCACGACGGCTACCGAAAGCTCCATTTTCTTCTGCCCCAAAGTAGCGATCAGCGGCGACCTCTCGTTCTCTGATTCTGACGGGATCAGCATGTTGCAGACCCCGTTCACCGCGCTGCCCAAGTCCGCAGCTGGCAACGACGAAACTCGCCTCGTTTTCTTCTAATTCGCCATGTTTCACCTGTATCAGCCGGACCACACCGAGTGGCCGGTAAGTGTTGACCTGCCGTCTAAATCAGGCGTAAAGAAGGCCTACGCCTTCACTGCGCATTTTCGGATGCTCGACCAGGAAGAGTGCGATGAGCTGAACGAACAGCACAACGCGCTGGTGGTGGCCACAGTCAAGCGCTACGAGGCGCTGAAGAACTACCGGGGCAGCTCCGACCTGGAGCCCGTCACCGAGCCGCTCCCCTGCACCTACCAGGATCTGGCGGCCGAGGTGCTCTGTGGCTGGGGTGATGAGGTGGTGGGTGAGGATGATGAGCCGCTGGAGTTCACGCCAGCCACCAAAGCCAGGATGCTGCAGATGCAAGGCGCCGCGTCGGCGATCTTCAACGCCTGGACCGAAAGCGTCGGCCGGCCTACTGAGAAGTCCGCAGCGAAGGCTGGAGGCTTCCGAGCAAAAAACTCATAGACGCGGCGCTGTTCCTCGCTGGCGCCGCGAAGGGTGATGCTGACGACGGCAAGGATGCGGCCGATGCTGCAGCCGTGTTCGGCCTGGAGGTGCCCGAGGTAGAGCAGCGGCCGAAGACGTTCGGGATCCTGCCGGAAAACTGCGAAGCGCTGGCGTGGTTCCTGAAGATGCAGACCCAGTGGCGGGTGGGCATGGCTGGCCCCGTGGGCCTCGATTACGGGGTGTTCATCCAATGCGCCAGGGATGAGGGCGTGAAGCGCTCCGATCGGGTGTGGTTGCTGAAGGATCTGCGGCTGCTGGAGCGGGAGTATTTGGGTGCGGTGAGATCCATAGCCTGACCCTAGGACTGGCGATCGGATAACACATGAGCCGCATGAGCCTGGACACCGCCATTCGGCTGTCAGCCGAGGTGAAGGGCGGCGGGAATATCGATCGGGTGAAAAGGTGGCTGCAGGATCTGGGCAAGGCTGCGCAGGTAACCAAGCAGCAGAAAACAGCGCTGCGCACCGCAACGCTGCAGCTCGCCCGCGCAAATGACGGCACCATTGCCGGGATCAGAACCAGCGTTGCGGCATTGCGCGGGCTGCAGGAACAGGCCCGGATCGGCGGCCGGGAGTTTCAGAAGTACGGGGCTGAGATTCAGCGGCTGGAGGGCAAGCTGCGGGGCTTGGATGGCACGGCGAAGGCTGCTGGCCGTGGCCTGTCCCTCCCTGCAACCCTCCTTGCTGGCGCTGCAGGTGGCGTTGGAGCCGCCGTAGCAATGCAGGCTGCCAACGCAGGCAGAAGCATGGTGGACGTTGGCTTAGATGCTGAATTGGCCGCAGTCAGGCTGCGCGCGCTTACGAGTGAGTTCGGAGAATACCAAAAAGCACAAGAGGCTACAGCAAGAATTGCAAATACTTTAAGAATTAGCAATATTGAAGCCCAGGATAGCTTTGCAAGTCTGTATGCGTCGCTAAGGCCAACTGGCGTAACGCTGGATGAGATCGAAAAGGCTTTTATAGGCTTTTCCGCAGCAGTAAGGAATAGCGGCGCAACAGCGCAAGAATCAAGCGCTGCACTTATTCAGCTGAAGCAATCTCTAGCGTCTGGAGTGCTTCAAGGTGAAGAACTGCGGTCAATTCGAGAGCAGGCGCCACTGGTTGCGCAGGCGATTGCCGCTGAAATGGGAGTAACGATAGGATCGCTAAAGGACTTGGCAGCCGAAGGTAGGATTACAACTGATATTGTTCTAAGAGCACTAAATAAGCTAAATGATACCCAACTGGGCAAGCTAAACGAGCAATTTGACACAGGAAGGCAGGCAATAAAAGATTTTAACGTCGCAGCGCAGGAGCTGGGGATAACACTTGCAAAAGTGTTCGGCCCCACAGCGGTTAGCCTGCTTAGAGGTTTTACGGATGCAGTAAAAGAAATAAATGCAGCAGCAACTGCATTTAGGAGCCCAACTGCTTACACCGCGCAACAGGTCTTAACCGCCGGAGTGCGGCCCAAGACGGCAATGAGCCAAGCTGTATTCAATCAAGGTGCAAATGAGTTATTTAAAGGCACCAGTGGAGCGGGAGGCGTCGGAATAACTGGGCTAAGAAGGGAAGCCGAAGAGCTTGCAAAGATTCGCAGGCAGCCGGTTGACGATGTATTGTTTCAGTTAATGCAGAATCGCTTAAATAGAGTTTCAAGCCAAAATCAGCCAAGCACTTCTGTTGCTCAGCAGCAAGCCATAGACGCTGCTGCCGCTCAGCGTGCCGCTTCTGCTGCATCGCTTGGATCAGGTGATGCCGCCAAAGCCGCCGAAAAAGCCGCCAAAGCCGCCGAAGATGCCGGCCGCAAATACGAAGCCGAGCAAATTCGTATGCAGGCCCGCCTTGCAGAAAATCAGCTGCAGACAAACGAAGGACTGCAGCGCAATGCAATCGAGCTGGATAATCAGCGATATGAAAACAGCAAAGACTTAGCATTAAAACAGTTTGAATTTACTCAAACTATCCAATCAAGGGCGCTCAACCTCTGGAGTGAGGGTCTGATGGGCCCAGCTCGGGCAGCGGCCAAAATGCTCACTGAATTCATGATGGGATTCAGCGAGGGCACCTCACGGGTGGCAGAAGCTCAGCGAACCGTGAACGATGCACGCCGCGCACTGCAGCAGGCCGAAACCGTCCACAAGCAAACCTTGGCGAACATGACCGAGCGCCAGCGGATTGACGTGCTGGACAACAGAGCGCAGGTGATGGGAAGCGCAGGGGGTGGTGCAACGGGCCGGCAAACCCTGATGGGCGTCCCCGGCATCATTGAATACCTGACTGGCGACAAAAGTTCACCGGGCTACAGGGCTGATCATGGCGGCGCCAATTATCACGAACACATTGCCTTTGCCAGCAGAGCAATCAGGGACGACGTTGTCAAAATGCTTCGCCAAAACGGGATTCAGGTTGGCTCGCTGGACCGGCCGGGAGACCGCGGCTATCACGGCAGCGGACAGGCGCTTGACGTGCCGGCGTCCCAAGTACCAGTCGGCCAAGAAGATGCCCTCGCCAGGCGTGTTCGCGCTTTGGTGTCGGCCCATCTTGGCGGCGCAACCGGCGCCCCACTGCCAATGTCACAACGGCTACTCCCTGGCGCCGACATGCCAGCGTTTCAACCGCTGGCCCCCGGCGCCAACGCGGCCCTTGTGCGGGACGTGAAGGGAGAGGGCGACATTGCCCAGGCCCGCGAGCGATTGAAGCAGGCCGAAAAAGAGTTGGCATTGATCAAAGATCAAACTGGCGAACTGCGCAAATTTGATAGAATAGAATTTACGCAGAAGCTAACTCAAGGGCTGATTGATCAGAACCAAGAACTGGAAAACAACGCAAAGGAGCTGCAGCTGCGCAACCGCCTAACCATGGAAGGCGTAAGCAGCAATGTTATTGAAGCCGAGCTACAAAAGGCCAAGATCTATCAAGATCAGGCACTTGTAATTGCTGGGCTGAAAGAAGGCATTGATGCAATCAAAGACTCCGAAGACAAGGCGGCGGCCCTTGCAGCCTTGGAGAAAATGAATGGCCTATATGCGAGACAAATTGAACTAATCGATCAAGCAGTTGCAGCACAATTAGACCAGCCGGCGGCCATTGCATTGCAGATCGGCCAACTTAAAGCCGATCTGGCTGAAATGGTCAGCATTTCTACGCTGGCGGGCCGCATCGCCGATGGCATTGGCAGCGCGTTCGGCAATGCGTTCCAAGAGCTAATCACCGGCGCTGCCAGTGCGCGAGAGGTGCTGGCCGGATTCTTCCAAGACGTGGCCCAGAACTTCGCGCAGATGGCTGCCGAGATCATCGCCGAACAGATGACGATGATCGTGCTGCAGACCATCCTTAAGGCGCTTGGGGCGGTGGCGGGTGCTGCGCCTAGCACACCTGGAGCCCCGTCCGCTGGCATCTTTGCCGTACCGGAGCTGGCCCCCCGCGCCCTAGGCGGCTCCACGGCCAGCGGCCGACCGTACAAAGTCGGCGAAAACGGCCCCGAACTGTTCGTCCCCTACCAAGCCGGCACCATCATCCCAGCTGAGGCCACCGAAGCGCTCCAGTCGATCAACAGCGCCAGCCTGCGCGGCCTGTCCGTGCCATTCCAGGCCAGTTCTTCCACCAGCGACCTTTCGGTGCCGTTCCAGCGCGGCATGGAGGGGCTGAGCGTGCCATTCCAGCGCGGCGGCATCGACGGCGGCATGGGCGCTGCTGGTATGGGTGGGGGCAGTGGTGATGGCCTTATCCGATTCGAGACCGTGCGGATCGGCGAGCTCGATTTCGTCACCCAAGATGAGGCACAACGGATCGGCCGCGAGTCTGCCAAGCAAGGCGCTGCGCTGGCGCACAAACGGAATGTAAACAACGTCACCATCAGGCGCCAGGCGGGATTTAGCTAATGGAAATCTGCAACTTCCTACGGTTCAAGCGCCGCAATGGAACCTACACCGATTGGCTGGCCCAGAACTATTTCATCGGCCAGACCATCACGCACAACGGGCAGAGCTACCCCTACCTTCCCGTTGCCGTGGCAACCAACTCATCGACCCGTGGCGGTGATCGATCCGAGGCTGTGATCGCGGCGGCAACATCAGCCCTGACCCTGAACGTGTTTGCCGAGGCCAGCCAGAGCGAATGGCTGCTGGAGGTGCGATCCGTCAAGGTGAATCGCGCTGATCAGTCTTTCGGCTCGCTGCTGACGGTCGAGTACTGGGCAACGCGGCAGGTGCAGGGCGACACCAATGAGCCCATTGTGAAGCTGCAGCTCGCCAGCCCGCTCGATGCCGTCAACTCACCAGGCGGCAGGATGCTCAGCCAGGTGTTGGTGGGAGCGCTGCCGACTTCTGGGAATCTGACGCTGCAATGACCTGCAACTGGCCGGCATGGGTGAGCGCCAAGCTGCCGCACGTGATCGGCGCTGACCCTGACGACGGCGAGGGTATCTGCTGCTTGGTGATGTGCGCCAAGGTCCGCCGATCCGCTGGCTTGGCTATGCCTGATCTGGACCCGCAGTGGTTTGCCATGGCAGCCACCGGGCAGTGGGATCAGCTGCAGCGGGAGTGGAGGCGTTTAATGGTTCCCCACAGACTGGAACCGTACGCGCTGGTGCTCCGCCGCCACCAGCTTGGCCTAGGCGTTTCCGTGGTGATTGATGACGGCCTGTTGATTGCGGATCACCGCCGCGGGGCGCAGTGGCTGCCGATGGATGTAGCCGCCCAGCTGATGCCCCTCGAATACTGGAGGCCCCGCGATGCTGCCATCTGATCGCTATCTGGCGAGCCTGCTGGGGCTGAGCGATGAGCAATATGAGTTCTGGCGCGATGAGCTCAGCAAGCGGGCAGCAGAGGCCCCCAGGCCCGCAGCGGTTGCTGGCGTTGAACTGACTGTCGTCCAGATTGTCTCGCTGGTCTTGGCCGCCGTGAGCATCGGCGTGCAGGTGATCAGCCTGCTGCTGGCACCCACCGCAGCGCGGCGCAGCGGATCCCTGTCGCAACGGGCGCTACTGGGCCAGGGGCAGACCAACCTGCAGGCGTTGTCCCCCCGCAGCGGGTTTGACGCGGTGCAGGAGGTGGCGAGCATCGGCGAGCCCATCCCGGTGATCTACGCCAACCGGGAGACCATTGGCGGCGTCACCTATGGCGGCGTAAGGGTGAACACCACGCTGCTGTGGTCACAGATCTGGAGCCTCGGTGGATCGCAGATGCTCCGGGCCGTGTTCATGGTTGGTGAAGGTCCGATGGCCAGTATCGACCCGCTGGGGTTTGCCATCGGGGACAACAGCATCGGCACGTACGACCTGGGCAGCAGCGGAGCGAACAACAGCAGCGCCAGGATCACGATCTACCATCGGCCAGATGGTGGCCGGATCACGGAGGCCGATCGCGTAGCAGGCCGCACCGGCGCCAACGATCCCGGCAGCGCTGGCAGCACTGACGTGTTCCAGGCCCGTGGCGTTGGCGGGACCTATGCCGCAGTGTTCAGCGCTGCCGGCAAGCCTTCAACCAGTACCACCTTCGGGCTGTATCAGTTGATAGGCAACAACCTGGGCATGAAGCTCAACCCGGTGCTCAGGCCACAGGTAACGGCTCGCCTCAAGCCACGCGGCAGCAGCGGAAACAATGACGTGGTGTGCGACGTGGACCAGACCGTAGTTGTGCAACGCCAAAAAGAGGCGGCGTTTTTTTCTAGCCGTTCTGGCGTTGTATCCGGGTCATTTGCGCTTGGCAATTCGTTTAAGTACCGACTAGACCGCAGCAGCGACTACGAGACGGTATTCCAGTCAGCAGCAGAGGGCGGCACTTGGGTTTCATCGTTCGCCTTGCAGTCAAGCCCCAAGATCTACGAAGCTGGCACTGAAACAAGGATTACAGGGTTTGATTTTCCGGCGCGGATGACCGTCAGCAGCGTCACGCTTGGCACTGATCAGGTCCAAGTTACAGCGACATTCGATTCAGCAACGGTACGGACCAAGCTGATTGCCGATAATGCCGCCAATGGTCAGTATGCGATTTCGTATTGGATCAGAGTCGCCAATGATAACCAGACCATTGAAAGTAAGTTTGACATTACGATCACGATACAAGGCGGCCAGATCACATTCGAGGGTGACGTTGACGAAGACTCCGGCCCCGTCGAACTGCTGACCAGCCCGTTGCGCGTGCGGTCATTGATTGTGTTTCCCGTGGAGGAACTTGACGCGCACTCGGAAACTGCTGCCGATATTGCCTCAACTATCGCAGGCCGGCAGAAGGGGTGGGATGATGGCTTGGTTGTCGGCGACCTATACAAATGCGGTTCTGCACTGGCAATATGTACGAATCGCGATCCTGACGACCAGATTTTTGTCAGCGACTCAGAGGATGGTGCTGGCGGAACCGGTATAACGATCGACGCTGATTTTGAGGTTGTACGAGCTGGCACTGCTGCAACGGCGACCAGCATCGTCATCCGAACAAATGGCACCGTAGCAACCGCAAGGCAGACCGCAACATCTGGGCCGCACCTATTGCGGTGCGCACTGGGCCATGTTGCAACTACCAGCGAGTGCAGAATCGCTGAAGTCGGGCTACGGTCTACCCTCGGTGTTCGTGTTGGCGGGCTGTGCAATTTTCGCGATACGTTGACGCTAGAGGATATTGACGGCAGGGCGTGCCTATTCCGTGAAGGCGACAACGTAAAACGTGGCAAGCGGTTAAATGTTGACTCGTACCAATCTGCACCAGTATCAACTACTGAAGAACGCTATTCGTTCTTCAGGGTATCGTTTCGCGAGTTTGGCGATGGCGCTTTTACCCAGTTAGCGCCGTGTTTCGGCGTGCGTGGCAGCACCGACCGGCCGACGTTTAACTATTTGAGCCTGCAAATGCCATCGCTAAAGCGGTGGGAGTTCAGGTTCGAGCCATTGTCTGGCTGGGAGATCCGCAGCTCAACCGCAACTGGCGATCTGGTGATTCTCGACGCCAAGCTGTCATCCGTCGTTACCGGCACCTCTAGCAGCGTTGTGTGGCGAGCCAATGGCGAGACAGTGACCCGCTCGCGCTCTACGTTCACGATCACGGCAGCGCGGCGTGATGACATTGGAATGCCGCAGGTGGATGACAATAGCTATCTAGATGCGTGGGGCAAGTTAGCAGAGGCATTTGTTTACGAAGAGGCCCAGTCATCGGCCAGCAACGGGCCAGAGCATGAAATTGTCTACGTTAACGAGATCAGAGAAAACACAGTAACCCCGCAGTACACAGGCATCAGCCTGGTGGGCGCCAATGTCAAATCTGCTTTTGAGTTTCGGCAGTTCAGCCAGTTGTCGGTGTATGTGACGGGTGGCGTTAGAGTTCGCAGACTGCTGAATAGCTTAACCGAAGGCCCATCACATCTTGGGCCTGATCTTGCATTAGACAGGCTGACCAATGCAAAGTATGGACCCAATAGCGTCAGCGATGATCTGATCAAACTAAGCAATTTTCAGGCTGCAGCGCAGTGGTGCTACGACCGCAAATACTTCTTCGATGGTGGTGTTGTCATCAGCGATGAGCCGCCCCGGCAGTGGATCGCAGACATGGCCGGCGCAATGCTGCTGGACTTCCGCGAGGTGAACGGGCAATACGACTTGGTGCCGTTCATCACATTTGGCGCGGTCACCCACAAGGCCCTGTTCACCGCCGGGAACATCGCTGAGGGCAGCTTTCAGTTTGAGTCAATCCCGCCAGAGGACAGGCCAGCAAAGCGCATTAGCGTGAAGTGGCGCCAAGAACGCAGCTCAACCAACCCCACCAACCCCGGCCTATTCCCCGAGGAACGGGAGGTACTGGTACGCGAGGCATCGCCACACGGGAGCGACGCGCTGCCAATCGAGTCGATCAATGTGGCGAACTTCTGCACCAACCGCAACCACGCCATTGACGTGGCGAAGTTTACCCTGAGGATGCGGAGGTTCAGGGATCACACGATCAGATTCAAAACCACATACGACGGAATGGAAGGCATCACTACCGGGGTGGGCCCTGGGGATCTGATCCGGGTCGCGATGGATGCAACGGTTTACGATCAGTTCAACAATGGCGTTGTGCTGGGCGACGGCACGGTGGTGAGCACCCAGCCCATGGCTAATGGGACCTATGACGTGGTGAGCTGGGGCGGCAGGGGCACGGTGAACGACGCCGGCACGCTGACGGTCACCAACGGGCAGGGATCGCCCGCCGGGATCGTGTTCACGGTGAAGCAGACCAGCACACAGGTTCGGACGTACCAGATCAGCCGAATCACGCCGACTGAGGACGGCGTTTATGACATTGAGGCGGTTCACATGCCGATCAACAACGCAGGCATCCTGCTGGTGGCCGCAGACTGGGATACAGCAGGCGCCTGGGTAATCCAATGACGGTTCAGTTTCCCGAGATCCAACCCACCGGCCACGAGTTCGGCGAACCAGACTGGCCCGTAACCGAGATGAGGTCTCAGAGCGGCGTGCGCAGCGTGCGGCAGTGGGGCAGCCGCGCCAGCGATGCACCGATGACACTGGAGTTCAGCAACATCACCCAGGCTGCCTATGCACTGATCAGGGCGGCACACACGGCAGCACGGGGCAAGGTGGACGATGTTGAGTTCCCCGAGATCGTCGGCAAGAACCTCGTGGACGTGGACTTGCTCAACCCTGGCCCTGGGCTGAAGTGGTACTGGTTTGCGCCACCTGAGGGCAGCCGGGTGCGGGGGGGCAAGCGGATCAGTTGCCGATGCACATTCAGGGCGGAACTTAGACTCTGAGTAAAGGTCGAGGCCGCCTAATGACTGTCGCCAACGGAATTCACGGTGAGCTCCGGTTTGGGGGCTCCAAGATCGCCAAGGTAACCAGCGTCAGCATGGAGACCCAGCGGCAGACCCTGGAGACAACCGGCATCGGCGAACTAGACGACACCTTTAGCTACGGCAAGCGCACCACATCCGGCAGCGCCACCCTGCTCTACAAGACCGATAATCAGACCACGATCAATCTGATGAATCGGATCTTTGATGATGACGAGACGCCTGATGATCTGGTGATGACGATCTTCAAAGGCGGCAGCAAGGAAGTGTCAGGCCCAGCGCTGATCAACAGCCAGGGCGTGGCCGTGAGCAAGGGCGACAACACCCAGGTGAGCATTTCATTCGTGATCAACGGCAAGCCTGGCCGTGCGTTCTGATGGCTGTCGAGGGCCGCAAGGGGATTGTTCAACTCAGCCGCGAATGGCCAGCCCCCACGGCGCTGGCTGATCAGCGGCTGCAGCGCGGCACCTCGCCATCACTGGATCTGACTGATCTGGCGTTTCAGTCGGGCGATGAAGTGCTGCTGGTGAGCCTGCGCGGTGTGCCACTGGGCATCGGCACAAGCGGATTCGCGCCATGCCCGGATGGCCATGCGTTCTGGACTGGCGGGCAGACCGCCGTGGGCCCTGCACTGGCAGCACGGACTACCGGCGGCACATTCTGGAGCGCCAATCCATCGGCAGCGTTCTGGGAATCAGCAGCAACGGTCGGGTTTCAGCAGACCGCCACGGGCTACATCCACCGCGATGAGATGGACGATGTGCGGTTTTACTCCACCGAGCTCGACGCGATCAACGGAGGCAGCCAGGGCCTTATCCCGCTGCGCAACGTGAGCCCTGGCCCAATGCTGATTCTGCCGGCCTCTAGTCGCTCCGGCTACGTGGCCGCAACGCTGGCCCTGCTGCAGGCCATTGAGGACGCGGAGATCCCCGATGGTGAGCAACCGGCCCAGAACCTGGCGCCAGTGCCGCAGGCGCTGACCGACACGGCAGCGGATGCGGAGGAACGCGGCTGGCTGATGCAGTGCGACCTGACCGGTTGGGTGTTTGAGATGGATGCCGCCCAGTTGGACCAAGAAGCAATCGGCCAGGCGTTCGGTGAGTACGCCAAAGGTGCCTTGCGCGGCGCTGGATCCTTCAACGGGGAGATGGACCACAGCCGCGTCGCAGGGGAGCAGAGCGGACTGGGAATGCTCCGGCTAATGATGCTCACCAGCCAAGGCAGCAAGGCCAAGGCGCGGTTCCAGCTGGTGGATCAGCGAACTAGCAACGTGGCCAGCCACGTGCGAGAGCGGATCTTCTACGAAACCGACATCCTGCTGGGCAAGACCGCGGTGAACACCAGCGCCACCGATGTGATTCTGATCTCAGCGCAGTTCGTGGCAACGGGCCGCATCAGGCTGGCAAAGCAGACTCCATAGCCTGAGGGCAGGAATCGAGCCGGCAAGATCACATGAGCCAGCTGGTGCGGGCAGGCCAAAGCGGGGCCCTTGACGTGGCTGCCAGCCAGGCGGACGCAAAGGGGCAGGTCGCTGTTCTGATCGACATGCTTCGCCAGCTCGGCGGCAATGCTCGGGTGGTGGCGGGTGCGCTTGCGGTTGCTGACCCCCTGAATGCACCGTTCACCCTCTACGTCGATCCCTACATCGGCTCAGACCGATTCGTTGGCGGCGCCTACAACAGCCACGAAGCAGGCGCAACCGACGAAGAGGTAATCGCGCAGAAGCTCAGGCGAATCGAGCTGCAGCGACTGGAGTGCGGCTACACCTCGGCCCGGCCCTTTAAGACAATCAACCGCGCTGCAATCGAAGCGGCGATCATCACCAGCAAGAACTGGTACACCTTCAGCGATCCACGGGCCCACGTGGACTGCGTAACGATCGTGCTCAGCGGTGGCGTCCACATCGCCCTGAACGATCCCGGCAGCGGATCTACCAGCCTGGCCAGCTGGGGCACGGCAAAGGACCCGACCCCGGCCGAGCTGATCGCATTCAATCCCTCGACTGGTGGCGTGCTGATGCCCCGTGGGTGCTCAATGCGCGGACTGGACCTGCGCAAGACCACCATCCGCCCGAGCTGGGTTCCCGCGTTTGCGGATGAGGCGGCGGACTACAGCAACCGGCGGGCCATTGTGAAGATTTCCGGCACGGGATTCTTCTTTGACTTCACCGTGATGGACAAGATTGGACACACCGAATCTGTCCACCTTCTGGATCCCTCCCAGCCGGCCAGCAAGGCCGAGCTTGATACGTTCTACGCCAAGATCCAATCCACGGTCGGGGCCGGCGCCAATCTGGGCAGCGCCCTGCTGGCGGCCCGTGCCAGTGAGTATGAGATCGTCGGCCCGATTGATCAGACCCAGGCGCCCTCCAGCGCGTGGGATACCACCAGAGGCGCCTCTCCGTACATCTTTAATGTGTCGGTACGCTCCGACTACGGCATGGGCGGCGCGTTCTGGGATGGCGCCAAGCTCAGCGGCCTGAAGTCCATGGTTTGCGCCAACTTTACTGGCACCAACCAGCAGAAGGACTTGCGCTGTTGGCAGGTGTATCAAGGCGGAAACTGGGTAAACCTGGCCAACACCACGGAAGGTTATCAGGCATACATCGATGCCGACCCGGACAACTTGCGCCGCGATCCTGCACGCCAGACCCGGCACATTTCGGCAATTAACAACGCCTACATCCAAAAGGTTTCGATCTTCGGGATTGGCCAGTCTGAAGTCACGATGGTGGACTCCGGCGGGGAGATCACCGACAACGGCGGTAATTCCACGTTCGGCGGATGCTCTGCCCTCGCCAAGGGTTACAAGGGCTTTGCATTTGGCAAGGACAAGAACTGGGCGGTTAGCCGGGTGCGGGTGCCGCTGAACCTCAGCGAGAAAACATCCAACATTCGCCGCATTGAACTGGGCGTGATAGCCGCCGTAAGCAGCTCGGCGATCACGCTAACCAACGGCCTGGCAATCGACCCGAGCAGCGCCAGCAATCCGGCGGTGTTGCAATCGCTGGGCTATTCGCTGGCCTCAGGCACTCGGATCTGGATCGACAACCCCGCTGGCGCTGACTGGCGGGCAACGCTAAGCAGCAGCGCCTGGAGCAGTTCCAGCCCCGCGAGTATTGGCATCACCGCCGCCCCACTGCAGGCCGGCACCAATGAAGCGCCGGGTAATGACGTGGTGGGCCGCCGGGTCTACATCCGCCGCGTGGTGGACACCCGCACTGTGGCCGAGCGGCGCTGCAGCCTGATCCTCAACAACACGGCAAGCGCCAGGCTGCCGCAGCGCAACCAAGCGCTTCAGACCGACCCGGCCCGCAGTGGCGGAGCGATCGGCCGCCTGCTGGCCGGCGGCGGAGAGGAAGTGCTGCTGGTGACCGCATCCGGCACCGGGCCACTGCCGGGTTCTGGCGTACTGCGAACCGGTGAGATCACCATCCGCCGTGGCGCCGCGTCGAAAACCTACGCCTCGGGCACGTACTACCGCCAAGGAACGGTGGTGAAACATGCCGGCAAACACTGGCAGGCCACGCGCACGTTCACTAGCTCCGGCTCATCGCCCGATCCGGCCTTCTGGGGCGAAACGTTCGTTCACATGCCGAGCGACTTCAACCCTGAGGATTCAATCAGCCAAGAGGCGCCGATCTTGGTGCTCGACACCGACACCAGCGACGTTGACGATTCGACCACCTTGGGCATCAACTGGGCCACAATCTGGACCAACGCCGGCCCCGTGCGCGACCAGTACCGCAGCGCCACGGACTACCTAGGCGCCTATGCCTTGCTGAGGGCGCTGGGGTTCACCGATGCTGCAGCCCATGCCGCGCTGGTGCCACGGACTGCCGCAACCCGTGACCGCGACCCCAGCAGCGCAACGGACTTCCCGACCGCGCCTTCTGGTGGTGCTGCAACGGGATTGGGGAATTGGGCGGTGGAGTTCCGCAGGCCCAGCACGATCCGGCTTTATAACCATCAATGGGAATGGGCGGGTTTTGGTAACTACTCCAGGGCCATGCCTGCAGTGCAGGGCGATATGTCGGAGTTCAACAGATTTACCTATTATTTCACCTCCGCAGCGGGCGGTCGAGTAACACCTAAGGGCAGCAATGAAGACGGATTCGAGGTAACACCTAAGGGCCTCGAAGACATCGCCACGGGCGCCACGATCAGCCCTGAATCACTTGGCGGCCAGACGCTCGATGAGGCGCAGCGGACCGACTTCCCAAATGGCATTCAGGTAGGCGCTACTGCCCAGCTGCAGGACGTGGTGATCACTGGCACCGCCGAGTTCGGCAGCCAAGCGCAGGCCAAGACTACCAGGGCTGGCGCTACCAGGCTGGCCAGCATCGCGCAACTGACCGCCACTGGCAGCAATGCCATTGTTGCCAGTACGGACGCGGCGCTGGAAGGTGCGCCTGAGGCGGTGACAATTGGCGGCCTCAACCGCTGGCGCCAAGCGCAACGCCTGATCTCGGCCGCTACCGGCACGATCACGATCTATGTGCAGAGCACTGCGACGGATCGGAACCTTGATCAGATGTTCGACACCCCGCCAACTACTCCGGCAACTGCCATTCCGACCCTGGCGCGGGCCGCAGAGTACGCCAATGCCGTGATTGGCGCTGGCAACCAGACCGCTGAGATCAGGATTGCGCCGGGGCTTTACGATCCTGCTTCGGTGTGGGAGTGTAATGTGCAGTTCCGCGCTAGTGACCCAACGCAAACCGATTGGCCACTAATTTTTGACTCAAATATCAATGACAATCATTTTGACGGCTCAGGTTATGGCGATTTAACCACAAGGGTAAACTTTAAAACGTTTACGCTGCAACTACGCGACAATGCAGACGCTGGCAACACATTGCACATAAACGTTATTGCCCGTCAAATTCGCTGCCGCCGCGGCCTTGATTATTTGGGCGGCATTCACCATTTAGGGGTGCCGGAGCTCATCAAGCTGGTGGCTGAAGGCTCGCTTCCCGTTGCTAGCTTTCTATTCAGCAGTATTGCGCTTCCCAGCGGGGCATTCACTACTAACACTGCTACGAACGTTGATACGTTGCTTAATCAGCTACGAATTAGCAATAGTCGGATTTCTAATTATGACGCTTGGACCTCAAATGCAGCAATCCGGCTGGAGGGCAGCGCCACCGATGTAGTCAACCTGCGTCATACCCTATTTGGCCCAGCCCTGCCATCGCACAAGGAATCAATAGGCGCTCTACGCGATCCGTATATTGCCACCAATGGCCTAGTGACGCTACGGCTTAGCAATATCTACCTGCGCGGGAATACGACCATCACCAGCGCTGGCATGGGGGTTACCAATGCCGTGCCGTTGTCTGGTGACGCTCATTATGGCTCGGCGCCGGTTGCGGCGCCGTGGACGTGGCGCCAGTTCCACCACACGTTCTTGGGATCAATCGGCAACGAGCCGGTGTCCATTGATCAAATGGGCGACCGGCAGTCATACAGTCAGACGACCGAAACGAGCACCCGTTCCTACTACAAAACCGTAGACGGAACTAGGTACTTGCCTAATCATATTCATCTACTGGATTCAAGTGGCGCCGAGCCATCTGATAATAACTCTGGGCCGTTTCTGGATCAATTTATTCACGCTAAGCGCAGCATAGTTGTCCGTGTTTCGTTTGAAACTCCATCCTCCGGGTCTTCGACTGGTCCCGTATCTCAGGGTTTCGTCGGGCGGTTTGGCTCTAACGGTTACAACGCCGCAAAAACGCGTGGGGTGTTGCTAGGCAACGATGGAATAATAGACCAGGAGCGTGGGACGACGGTGTTTTTAGGATTCAGGTGTCGCCTTGCGACGCCTGCCGACAACACAGCGCTAAGCATCTTTAAGGTTGCTGGACTTAGTGCCGCGCAGACAACTGAGATCCTGCCTAAATACGGGATTGACGTTAACTCTGCAGCGGCTGGTGTTACCTATCAAATCCTGTCGCTGGGGAGCACGACTCAGGCCAACTGGAACACGCTGGCCGGAACATCGGGCCTTACCTATGCAGTCGGCAACAGGATCACGGCAGCGGTGAATGGCTCGACACTGGCCGATACAACCGGCCTAGTCGAGCCATCCTATGGAGAGCCTCACCCACTTGGCACATCCACCAAACGTTACAACCCCGTGATCACCACTGCCGCCCTGAACCAGGCCGATGGCACGTTCTTCCTGAATGTGGGCCTGCGCTCCTACGCCCGGGGCATCAGCCCTGAGCACGGGTTCAACATCAACCCTAACGTCGTGCTCTGATCATGCTTCCCTCCGATCCTGGCTACATCCCGGCCGCCGAAGATGAGCGGGTGTTGGCAATCCCGCTGTATCAGTGGCTGCTCGGCATGAACACAGACCCCTACGCCGCCCATTCGCGTGACGAGGGCCTGATTCAGGCCATCGAGGAATCACTGCGCTGATCCGTCCGGCCAGGGCCCCTCATCAGACTGAGGCAGCAGTCGCCGCACCCGTGGGTCCAGAGATCGTTATCGCCGCTCTCGGCCTATGCGGCGCAGGGGTTACGGCCCTATGGAAAATCGCCAACGGACTGGGGCGATTCGAGGCCAGAACCACCACCATCCTTGGAGGGATTCAGGAGATGCTGCGAGACCACGAGGAACGGCTGCGAGGTGTTGAGCGGCGGACGGAGCCAGATCGATGAAACCGGACGTGAACCGCCAAGCGCCTGCATGGCTCGGTGCTGCAGCGGCAGGGCTCGCAGTCGCCGGGGGGATCGGATTCATCGTGGACTGCCGCCGCGCTGGTGGTGATGTGGAGCGCTGTTGGATGACGGGGCAGACCATGATCAGCCGCGCATCAGACATGGCCCTAGGTGGTGCCGTGGGCGGTGTCGTTGGGTTCTGGACCAAGAACCCGGCACTGCACCGCCGCGAGGACGGTAACACCTCTCCCAAGGCTCGCAGGGCACCCACTGACCCCGACGCATGAACCACCTCCACCTAAACGCTGATCTGCTGGCGGGGCTGGCGGTGTGGTTGTTCACCACCGGATTTTCTGAATTGGTGGTGAAGCCCCTCTGGCGCCGGCTCTACCGCCGCGCTGATCAGTCCCTCTCTGACCGCCTGCCTGATCTCCGATGACATTCGCCACCTTCCGCGCCGCCGCTGAACACGTCGCCCGCGCTGGCACCATGACCCCGCACCAGCTGGCCGCCTGGGAGGCCGCATGGGAGCGGGCGACCACTGAGCAGCGGCAGGCGTTCACCGAGGGCTGGCGGGCCCAGGGGAGTCCTGCGGCGCCGGCGCCGGCTCCGGTGGGTGCAGGCGAGCTGGCCAACCTTCAGTCATGGCTGACATTCCTGACGGGGCCCGAGGTTTCGCGCCTCAGTCGAAACAAGATCAGTCCGCTGACCGTAGCTGAAGCGTGCGGCTTCATTGGCTGCATCATCGTCGAAACGGGCCGCCCCATGCTCGACAAGCTCGACGTGGTGGAAGCAGGCAGCGGCGCCGGCCGGGGCGCGATGCAATACACCGGAGTGCGGCGAACCGCCTACGACAAGGCGCGGTCTGCGGCCGTCGCTAAGGGTCTCGATCCGAACAGCAACAGCTGGCAGCAGCAGTATTTCGCGGAGGAGTACGCCGGCCTGCACGATCCATCGCAAGGTTCGCTGATCGGGTGGACGCGGGTGTTCGAGGATCGGCCGCTGAACATGACGCCGGCACAGGCTGCTGAATACTGGACCGGTTCAGCTGCCACCAGAACCGGGTACTTCCGCCCCGGTGTGCCGCACCTTGACCGGCGCCAGGCCGAGGCGCAGCGTGTTTGGGGGCTGGCGCAATCCGGGCGGCTGTTGGCCACACAGCAACGGCCGCCGCTGCAACAGCAGAGCGCCCCAGCCCCGACCCCAGCAGAGCGCCGGCAGTGGGTGACCCAGATCAAAGCGCTCAACCTCAGCCAGCCCGATGCCTCCACCTGTCAGGCCGCCTGCATCGGCATGGCCGTTGGTGATCGGGACGTGGCCGGGATCCGCCGCAGGTTGGTGGCCAGAGGAAGCGCCGGCAGTACAACGGTGATGGCATCGGTCATCCGGGAATACGGCCGGCCCTACGCCTTGGACCAGAACGCCTCGCTGGCCAAGTGCCGCGAGTGGCTGAAGGCTGGCGAGTTTCTCATCACCCATGGACATTTCACCGGCTCCGGCCACGTGATCTGCCTGGATGGGCTCCAACTTGTAAGCAGCGCTTACAGGTTGGACGTGAAGGACCCCTGGAGCGAGTTCAACGCGGCGAGCTGGCGCTACGACCTGGGCGGCAAGTTCTTCGACGGGTTCTACAGCGAACTGCTGATCTACGCCACCTGCGTGGCCAGCACCAGCGTGGGAGCTGCGCAGTCGATCTACCGCCAGGGACGGGTGGATGCGAACCGCGGCGGGATGTGGGTTCACCGGTTCCTTACGAGCTGATGCCCTTCGGTCACCTGATCGATCAGACCGAGCTCCAGTCCAAAAAAGTCACCAAGGCCCGATTTCGCAAGCGGATCTTCGCCGAGTGGGACCACCAGTGCGCCTACTGCACCGACCCAGCCGACACCCTGGACCACGTGCTGCCACGCTCCCGTGGCGGGCTGACCGTGGCCGAGAACTTGGTGCCGGCCTGCGGCAGGTGCAACGGGGCCAAGGGCTCTACCGACTGGCGGGAGTGGTTTGCCCAGCAACCCTGGCACTGCCCTGCGCGGGCGGCGCGGATTGATGGGTGGATCAATGGGACTCAACAGACTGAAGCATCTCCAAAGCCTCAGCCGTGACGGTCCTTTAAGGCGATGACCGAACGCACCTACCAATGTCGCCGGTCGAGGCCCTGTAGAGCCTGGATCCCTGAATCGTCGATTGAGTGGGTTGAAGACTCGGGCCAGAAGCGGCCGATGTGCAAACCGGGATGCTGCCCAAACGGGAAACGCAACGACACAACCGATGAACTACTGGCCCTGCAGCTTGAGGCGCGGCGGTTGCGGGCAGAGACGCGGGATGCCAAGGCCAGCGCCGAGAGGGCTCTAGCCAAGTTGGAAACGGTGCAGGATGCGCTGACGCTGGCGCTTGAAATCAAGGACATTTTCGACCAGGGCACCATCACCCCGCCAAAGGATCCGCAGAAGGATGAGGCGGTGCCAATCTTGCTGCTGTCTGATCTGCACTGCGGGCAGATCGTCAAGCCGTCATCCGTCAACGGGCTCAATGAGTTCAACCCAGAGATTTTTGACGACCGGCTAGATGCCGTGTTCCGCAATGCGCTGAAGGTGATCAACGGACAACGGAGCACGGCGACAATTCGGGAGGCCGTGATCTGGTTGGGCGGCGATCTAATCGAGGGGGAGCTCCACGGTGACGCGGTGCAGAATCAGACGCTGACCACAACGCAGCAGATTGTCCGGTGTGAGCGGGCGATCGTGCGAGGCCTGGACTACCTGCTGCAGCACTCTGGCCTAGAGAGAATCCTCATCCCGTGCAACGTGGGCAACCACGGGCGAAACACCAAGAAGCAGCAGTCCAACGCCACGGAGAACAGCTACGAGCATCTGGCGTACTGCTCAATGCGCCGGCACTACCGGGACGAATCGCGGCTGGAGTGGTTCATTGCCGATGCTGATTGCCTCTACCTGGACGTGTACGGCAAGCGGTTGCGATTCTTCCATGGCGATTCGGTTCGATACAACGGCGGGGCGGCCGGGCCACTGTGGAACGTGGACAAGCACGCCAAGAACCTGGATCAGTCGGTGCCGGCTGATCACACGTTCCACGGCCATTTCCACACGCTGGGGTTCGGCTCTAGGGCCACCAGCAATGGCAGCCTCCCAGGATGCGCACCCTACGGCCTACAGAGCGGCTACCGGATCGAGCGACCACAGCAGGGGATGCGATTTCTGCACAGCCACAAGGGCTTTGCCGGATCGTTCCCCATCTTCACCGAGTAACCGTCTAAGGCGTCGGGATCCCGCGAGAGGCGCACATCATCTCCAGCATCGCCACCGCCCGCTGACCGCAGTAGCAGCGCACCTCAGTGCCCAGGCCCACCACGACCCAGCAGGCACCACCACGGGCGTCACGCTCCACGGTGATGTAGGGCGGGGGCTCGCGCTGCACAGACTGAACCAACTGCGTTGCGGACATGCTGGGCCTCGATCTCACCCTCAGCCTGTCGAGCTGTTTCGAGATGGAGCGCGACCGCCGCGCCGCCGCGCACATGGGCCGGGACCAGCTGGCAGAGCGCTGCGATGAGCTGATTCAGGCCTGGTATCACCAGCAGCATTTGATCATTGAGCTGCAGCGCAAGGCGGCCAACCTGCAGGTGGAGCTGGCGCTGAAGGGTGCGCCGGTGCTGGGCGAGCCGACGGGTGAACATCATCAGTGGGCGCGGGAGCTGGGACTGGGGCGCCGCTCAGCAGCCTGACCCCATCAACACCCGCCAGGTGGGCCACCCCATCACCAACTCCCGCCACTAACCACCAGCTGCAGCCGCTCCCGCAGCGCCAGCCAGTTTCGCAAATTGGATCCGCATCTGCGTAAGACAACAGGCTGGGGCTTGACCCTTTCGACTGGTACCAGCACCAGCTGGTCTGGCCGCTCTCGCTTTCGCCTGGGCCACTTCTTCAGCTCAACCTTTTCCCGCGCCACAGCCACCAGCACCAGCTGCACCGACTCAGCCGCCAGCGATGCCTGCAGCCGCTCTAGCCGTACCTCCAGAGCCCGTGTGCTCAGGCCCTCCTGCTGGGCCAGTTCTGCGCGGGGGATCTCCACACCGTCGAGGCCCCAGGCCATGCACAGCAACCGCTGATCCTGCGGCGGCAACCTGGCGATCAGGCCGCGCAGTTGCTCAGCCTGCCGCCAGCGTTCGCGCTCATCATCCTCATCCTCTAGCGACCGGTCCCACACCGCCACCGTGCTACCAAGCTCCAGCCCGTCATCGGTTACCACTTGGTCGAGCGACCCTATCCCCCGACCGTTTTCGCGCACTGCTGCCAGGACCTTCAGGCTGACACCCAGCTCGGTGGCGATCTCGGCTTGCGTTGGCAGTCGACCTAACTCACGCTCTAGTCGTTGCGTGATCGGGCCCAGTTTCGCCAGGTGCTGGCAGTGGGAACCTGGAATGGCGATCGACCGGCCGTGCCTGTCAACCCATGAGTTGACGCCTTGGCGAATCCACCAGTACCCATAGGTGGAGAACCGGTAGCCACGGGTCGGGTCGAATCGCTCAGCGGCGGTGATCAGGGCCATGTTGCCCGCCTGGATCAGATCCTCGCGGTCAAACGCTTTGGCCAGCCGGTGGCAGCGCTTGGCCACGTAGTCGACCACCAGCCGGAGATTGGCGCTCACAAACCGGTCGCGGGCCCGTATGCCCCTGCGCCGAATGCCTGGCGGGCACGGGTCGGGATGCTGCTGCCATCGCTGGATCGCGGTGCCCAGCTCAATTTCCTCGGCCGGCGTGAGCAGGGGCACCCGGCCGATCGATTCGAGCCACCAGGACTGTGATGAGCTGGCAGGCACCGGGGCGAATGTGACGGATCTGCCTCATCATAGGTGCAAATCCGGTTCCTAACCGGTAGAGTCCGCAGGTCTGCACCGCTCGCCTGTGACCCCAACCCTCTACACCCCCACCGACGACGACCAGTCCGACGACAACCCGCCCCAGGAGTATCCCGACTGGTACGACCACCCCAGCATGACCGCTGAAGAACGCAACCCTTCGCTAGGCAGAACGCGATGACTCCTATGCAGAACCCCACCCTCACCCCCTTGGAATGCGACGCCGCACTCTCCGACTTGATCCTGCGGGCCGCCCGTGCCGCGATCCCTGCACACGTCGACTCCCTGATGACCCTGCCCGACTGCGGCGAGCGGAACAGGCCGCTGACGCCGCTGCTGGTGGGGGTGATCGATGCGGCAAAGGTCACTGCCAGCGCGATCAATGACAACGCCTGGGATTCAGGCCCAGCGCTGCCCGCGGACATGGCCGATGCCCTGCTTATTGAGGTGGAGATCATCCGCGAACTCATCACCTCTGCCCGTGACGCCTCTTGAACCATGTTCACCGGAATCACCCACAAAATCACTTATCGCCGTCCCACCGATGACACAATCCACAAGCTCGAATGGACATGCCCCAAGGGGTGGAATCGTGCTGCCGTTCGAGAGGCGTTCCAGGTCCAATTCCCAGGCGCAGAGATTATCAGCATCATCGAGGCCCCATGCTCCATCTGATCACCGCTTGGCTGCTGCGCTCCGGCAGGACCAGCAGCGACGTGCTGCAGCTGCTGCCCAGGCCGCTGCCCGTCGCCGAGCCGTGATCGCCCTTGTGCTGTGCCTGCTGGGCATGGTGGCTGGGGCTGCAGTGCTGGGGCGGGAGATTGAGATGCAGGGGGTGGAGGTGGGTCGTGGGTGATCATCCTGTGAAAGTGCCGCCGGAGTTGTTCACGGAATGGCTTTCAGAAGATGTGTTGGATCACGGCAACAAGCCCGGAACTATTGCGTCACTGGTGGCCGACAAGGCTGCGCAATGGGGCGCAGATCAGGAGCTGGAGGCGTGTTGTGAGTGGTTACAGGCCGGAGGATATTCCCGCGTTACTGCTGACAGACTCCGCGCCGCCCGCCGCCGCAGGCCGCCCAAGCCGCCGTCGCTGGCGGAGCAGGGGATGGCGGCGCTGCGGTCAACGGCCTGCACCGAGCAGCGCCACTACGACGCGATGTTTGCCGCCCTTGACCGTCTCGCTGAGCTGGAGGCCCAGCAATGACACTCCGACTCCCTCCCCCTGGTTACCGCGTAGTTCGGGATAACTACGGCGGCTACGAGGCGCAATACCGGCCCTGGTGGTGCCCGTTCTGGCTGCAATGCTCACACGAGCATGGTGGGCGGGGCATCAATACAAACGTCTCACTGAGGCAGGCCCAGCAGCTGTGTGCTGCTCACAGACGGTGGCGTACTGGGCGGGTCTTGGCGCGGGTTTCTGTTAGGGGGTTGGGCAGTGATCGATGACTACTACTCGCAAACAAACACAACCAGAGCTTAAATCATGAATAAAGTCCCGCCGTTTATTAGCTACGACTATCACCCTCTTTATGTAACCATTTTTGGCGAAAAAAGAATACTGCGTCATCCAAGTATTCGGGCGCTAGCAAAAGATGGAACGATCTGGGAAACAAACGAAAACGAAAACGGTCAATGGCAAGCCTGGATGAAGATCGGACGACCACAGCCGCCCTCAATGTTTACACACAACCACAACCCCAACCATGATCACCCCCACTAAGTGCCGCCACTGGCAATTCAACGTCGGCCAAACCGTTTACGCCCGCGGCTGGCCCAGTCAGGCCACCGCCAAGATCACCGCGCTTCGTGACATCAAAGCTGAGGACAAATGGGGCCGAACTGTTTTCGTTCCCGCCTACCTAGTGGTGGATGACACGGGCGATGAGTGGCTCCTGGCCCAGATGCTGCTCAGCTCCACCACGATCAGGCTGGGGGTGGTGGCGCAGTGAGCCTTGAGTGTCCGAAGTGTGGGGGCACATGGAGAACCACCCATAACCGGCCGACTAAAACCGGATGGTACAGACGCTGGCTGTGTAGAAACTGCGGCCACGCCAAATCAATCAGCAGCCCTGACGCGGCTGATTTAACCGCTGAGCAGATCGAAAAACGCAGGCCAACCCCTAAACGCCGAGTGTCAGATTCGGACGCCATAACGATCAGGGTATCCACTGACACCCGGCGAGAGCTGTCGGAACGGTATGGGATCAGCCCGGAGCTGGTCCGCCAGATCCAGCAGGGGATTGCATACCGCGATCTGCTGCCCGAAAACTTCCGCCGGCCACCGGGGCCGAACGATCCCAGCTGCGAACGGTGCAGGGAATGGCGGGGCATGGAGTCCGCCGACCCGTGCGGGATGGGGTTTCCTGATCCGGTAATCGAGGGCGTTGGGTTTGCTCGGGACTGTTCTGTGTATGTGGTGGGGTGATGGCCAACCACAGCACCCCGCTAACCCTGCGCGATGCACTGCAACAGCGCCTGATCAGCTACGCGGCTGAGGTGCGATCGGGTCACCACCAGGCCCCACCGTCACCGACCGCAGCACCGCCGCAAACAGCACCCGTTGCTGTTCAGGTGTCGCGCCATTGAAGAACCACGGATCCTGCAGCGCTTCATAGGCAGCAGGATCAATGGCCGGTTGCTCCACGCGCTGCGCCGTCTCGATTCGCTGCCGCTGCTCCGCCACTGCTGCCGCCATCGCCCGGTTGTCCGGGTTACGGGCCGCCATCCGCTCCATCAGCTCCAGCTCGCCGCGCATCGCTGCCAGTGCTGGATCTTCTGCTGCTGGTGCGCTCAGCACGGCCGCCAGCCGCCGCGCCTCAGCCACGCACGCCTCGACAACTACCGGCAGGATCCGATCCTCCCTGGCACCGCCGCGGGCATCGCAGAGCCGGTGCCGGCACCGCCACCAAGCCACGCCGTTCGACGTGTTTCGCCGCAGCAGGTGGCCGCAGGATGCGCACCGCAGCAGTCCCGTCAGCCCGTGCCGGGTTTCGGTGGTGCCAGTCCCCTTGAACCGGTTGGTGGGACGCTGCAGCAGTGCTGCCAGCTCCCGCCAGTCCTGTTCGCTGATCAGTGCTGGGTGCTGGTCGTAGTGGACCTCACCCCACTGCCGGCTCCAGCCCTTGCCACTGGCCTTGTCGAGCTGGTGGCCGATGTGCCCGCGGATCACCGGATTCACGAACCACGCCTGCAGGTTGGTGGCGGCTGGCGTCCATGCGCACCACTGGGGCATTGAGCGGGCCACCGCCGCGAACGATCCAAGCCGGCGCAGTTCACGCAACACGCGCAACGCCTGCGGCCAGTGCTCAGGGTGCGGCTTCAGCCGATGGCCTGGCCCGTTCTGGTAGCCAAAGGGCTTACGTCGCCTGAGGTGCCGGCCCTCGGCGCGGTAGACGGTGAACTGGCGGCGTAGGCGCATCGAGAGCATGCGGGATTCCATCTCTGCCAGGCCCGTCTGCAGCCTGGCCATCAGGAACCCCTGCGGCGTTGCCGTTTCGATCGCTCCACCATCCAGCGCCCGCACCGTGACGCCTCGCGCCTCGCACTGGGCCAGTAGGGCGTCGGTGTAGGCCGCGTCACGCCCCAGCCGATCCACACGGGTCACCAGCAGCTCTGAGACCTCGCCGGCCTGCACCATTGCCATCAGTTCCAGCAGGCCATCCCGATCCGTGCTGCGGCCTGTCTCGATGTCGGTGATCACACGGCTGCAGCCGGCGGCATGGAGGCGGCTCACCTGGGCAGGGAGGGCGTCGGCCTGATCGTCCTTGCTGACGCGGGCGTAGCCGATGGCAGCCATAGGATCGGCCCAGAACGGCCGCTCACACTACCCTGCGCTATGGACACTTTTTCTTTAGATAGCGGCAGCATAGCGCAGTGCCGTCACGGATCGTTGTAAGGCCAAGGCTTGGCAGTCGGGTCCGGCGGCGGGAACGTAGGCATCGCAGTTTCAAACCACTGCGGACACATCTGCCGCGCCACGTATCGGGCCCTCTCCATTGCCCCCTTGCCGCCGACAAGAATCGTTGCAATCGAGCTGCTGAACCCGCCACCGGCAGCCATCGCCATTGCTTCGGCTGCGGCGTTGTCTGCTTGATTTGCCGTCCGTCCCGCGTCACGTGCCGCGCAATACGCCGTAGCAGCAGCTGTGGCCGGGTCGTAGTTCCACTGGGCGGCGGCTGGTGTGCTGAGCAGGCAGGCGGCTAGCAGGGCGGTGGGGAGGGCTGGGGGCATGGTGGGGTTAGGGCACCGGCAGGGCGTTGTGGGGAAGGGAGTGGGTGTAGATGCGCGGGAACTTGGCTAACCATGCGGCAGGGGCGAGAATCCACGTGTGCAGATCGGGCCTCAATGACTGACTGAAGAAGCACCTGCCCTCCGCATCACACCAACCTTGGCGCTCCCAAGGTCGCTCGGCAACGGGTACGGGGTTCAGCGTGGCGGGGGCAGCAAAATCGGGAATCCTGTCAACACTGGGGCAGCTGGCCGTATTGGTGGCTGCCCGTTCGTGGTCGGAGGTGGCACCCTCGCTCGCAAGGCGTTCTACCAGGCGCTTCACGCCGGGCGCTTGGCGTAGCGGGGGGATGCCGGCCCGCTCCAGCATGAAGTGGAACGACTCAGGGCGCTTTTCCTGGCCCTCGGGTGTGGCGACTTCACTCCTAGGGGTTGCCTGACTGGTGAACTGATACGTCTCGCCGCCGTGCTCAAAGGTGCCTGTGACCACCACGGGGGAGCGCAGGATTTGCTCAGCGGCAGCCTTGGCGTCGCCGTAGGTCGTCTCGACATTGAGCGGTCTCCATGCTGCAGGGCTGGCAAGATCCTGGGCCACCTGCTCACGCTCGGCGTCGCTCAGGTGCGAGGTATCGACGTGGACGTGTTGGGTGGATTCCAGCGCTGCGATGCGTTGGTTCTGCTCTGTGTTGCATACAACCAGATCGTTTCGAGCTATGCACAGAGCCTGGAGGGTGTGGCGTAGTTCAAGGATGCAGGAGTGGGTCGCGCAGCCATCGGCGGCTTCGGATGCAACCAATTCCCATTCTGAGGGATCGGCGCGGCGCTGGTGGGTCATGGCCGTGGCTCCGTGGTGGGATTAAGGAATGGAATGCCGGTAGTTCGGCGCTCGATGATGCGGGTTCTTCTGAGGTTAGGGCTTTCGATGTAGGCGCCGGGTGGAATGGTGATCGTTTCAGGCTCTGGGCTTGCTGGCGGCGCCATCAAGCCCGCTCTGATCAGAGCTTGGCTGATGGTTTCGCCGGGATGGAGGCGGATGGTGATGGTCATGGTGCCTCAATCACTGCTTCTGGATTTGCAAATCCAAATAGCGGCAGGAAGAAAAACGGCTGATTTCGTTCCCGCATAACAGCAGCACCTTGAATTTCATTGGAAGCCCAGGACGCTTCCCAGCCCGCTTCCCAGCCCGCTTCCCAGGCCGCTTCCCAGGCCGCTTCCCTGGCCGCTTCCCAGGCCGCTTCTTCCCTGGCCGCTGCCCTGGCCGCTGCCCTGGCCGCTTCCCTGGCCGCTTCTCTGGTCGCTTCCCTGGTCGCTTCCCTGGCCGCTGCCCTGGCCGCTGGTGTCATGCGATCAAGATGCCACCAAAAAGCAAGTACCACTTGCGCTTGATCTCCTAAAATTTGCTCAGGATTACGAATGACACTAGAAGGCGCACCTTGTTGCTTGTCGTTGATAATGCGCAACAAGACCGAATGGGCGCGGCTGATGCCAAACAATTCAGCAACTTTCTTGTCAGCCGCAGCTTGATTGACACGGCGCAATTCTTCAACGGTTAACCCGCCAATAAAATGCAACGCTTGCCCTTGGGCGCACATGCAAGAGCCATCTTCACTTACAAGACTGCCCTTAAAGGGGATATTTCCAGGCCAGTAATCAAGAAGTTCTTCGACTGTGGTTGGCGTAGTCATCGGAGAATGAAAATAAGTGGTGGGTGGTGCCGGGATGGGCTCTCGGCGGGGCGCTCAACTCAAGCCGCCAGCGCCCTCCGAACCGTCGACCGGGAACACCCCAGTCGATCGGCGATGCGCTGCTGCGTCCATCCGTCGCGGCGCCAGCGTTGGGCGCGTTGCTGGCGGGACTCGGTGGCCCACAGCAGGAACAGAGCAGGCAGCAGCAGCAGTACCAGGATGGTGCAGGTGATAGTGGTCATGGCGGGAATGGTGGATGGGCAGCCAGCGCCGCGCACGGGCTGCTGACCCCCATACCCTACCGCATAGGTTCCGGTTTCGCACCTTTCCATGCCGATGATCTGGTCCACTGCTCACCAGGTCGGACCTCATCCCAGGGGATCAACATGCCGGGGAGCTGCGGACCCCAGCGCACCATGCCGAACGGGTCGGCGTCGGCTGGGGTTGGTGGGGTGGTGTGCCATTGGGTCACAGCTCAGCCCTCCGCACCGCGTCCACGCCAGCCTGGGCAACCTCAAACGCGCTGCCGTGGCTCCAGTAGCTGGGCACTAGGCCACCCTCTACAGCCATGTCTCGCCGGAACTGATCGATTAGTCTCAGCTGCCTGTAGGTGTACGGCTGGACTTGCGGTTGTGCAATCGCACGTTCCTGCATCGCACGCTCCATTGCGTCCTGCGCAATCATCGCCGCCGCAACCCATCCCGCTGTATCCGGTGTCACGTTATGCCGCGTGCGGTAGTGGCCAGGTTCGGGGCAGTGAATTAGCCGAAAGCTGCCTGTCTTCATGGCGTCATGATCGGCGCTCCAGTCGGTGCCGTTGCCCCACGGGATGTAACGCCTGCCGTGTTTGATGTAGAGCTGGTGGGTCACTCCCGCCCCTCCTGCCGCAGCTCGGCGGCGAGCACTGCACGGGCAAACTGGCACAGTTCGCGCTTCGCAGTAGCTCGTCGTTCGTAGTCACAGCCAGAAAGGTATTCAACCGCGTGAGGGATCTCTTGTTGAGCTAGCTCCCAGATTTGCCGATTGGTAAGCCTTGCCATCACCCCACCTCCGCGCCGGGCACCGGCAGGGCGTAGCGGGTGAGGACGGCGCGGGCATATTCCAGCGCGACCGTGTTGAGAACTACTCTAAAAAGGCCCGGCTTGACATTGCCGCCGGTCGCCGTGGAGTACACATCGGAAACAGCCGCAAACTCATCCCTCATGGCCTTGGGCATCAGCCCCAGCAACTCCTCATCACTCAACCCCACCACCTCAGGCTCGGGCTGGGATAGGTGCAGATAAGACAGCACAGTCGCCCATGCTTCGCCTACCGGAGTATCGGATTCGGTAAATCCTGAGCAGCTTTCAATGACGTCGATTGCCGTGGAAAGGTTCATCGTGAAGACCTCCGAAGATAAACCGCCACGATGATGACCATGGCGATGAGTGTAATAACGCTGTCGCTGTCGCTGTTGAGCATCATGACTGCAACCCATCCAACCAATCCGCCACCTGGCTAGAACCGCCGTGGCGTTCTCTGAGCACCTGGCCCAGCTCTAGGGCAACGGCGACGGCGAACCGGCGGCAGCCATGGCAGGGGGTGCGGCACCGCCACCTGTGCAAGGTCTGCATCGGGCAGGCAGCCTGGGCCAGGCGGTGGCTTAGCGGCGGTGGGCGCTTGCCCTGGTCGCTGGTGGCAGGGGCGGTGGCGACGCGGGCCATGGCCTGCTGGGTGGGGGTGGTGTAGGTGATCATCGCGGGGTTGGGTTGTGGATGCGGTCGTGAATAATCCGGCGCAGGAGTTGATTCATCCCCTCGCCTGGCCGGAGCTGGCGGCGGAGAGCCTCGACCTCGGGGAGGGGGAGGAGGAGGGTTAGGCGGCGGGTTTCGGTCATGAGGTGGCGAGGGAAAGCAGTGACGGCTGCTGCGTGCCGACGCAGGCCGGCGACAGCCAGAGCCGCTCACGGCGCCCGTTGGCGGGGTTGACGCTGTAGCCGGCCCCCCTTCCTGCCTTGCCTTCGGTCACGGCCCAGCCATGGCCCAGCAGTGCGTCGTGTTCGTCGTCGTAGCCGCAGATGATGACGCGCAGCTCACGCGGTGCGGCCATGCACCACTCGCGCACGGCGATGGCAACATCACCGCCGGCATGGGTATAGAGGTCGCCGCTGGTGGCATAGGGCGGGTCGAGGAAGATGGCGCGGCTGCCATCGCCGCCTGTGCCGCTGCGGGTGACGGACGTTTTTACCACCCGCTCCCATGATCCGCAAGTGATCCGAACCCTGTGCAGCCGATCCGCAAGCGTCCTCATGTACGCCTGCAGTTGGCCTCGCCCAGCGTCACCCAGGTGCGGCAGTTCCCGGTTCACGCCTCGCCCAGCGTCACCCAGGTGCGGCAGTTCCCGGTTCACGCCTCGCCCAGCGTTACCCAGGTGCGGCAGTTCCCGGTTCACGCCTCGCCCAGCGTTACCCTCTTTACGCAGGTGGCCATCGACCACGCGCCAGGGGCCGGGGCCGAAAGGATCGCCGATTCCGCAGGCCAGAACGTACAACCACCATCCGGCGGCCTTGGCGTCGTAAACCTCGGGGTCGCCTTCTAGCCATGCCACTAGGTCAGGCGTGCGGCGTTGCTGCAGCCAGGCCAAGCGGGCGTGATAGTCGATCTCCGTCACTGGCCCCCATGCGTGCGCGGCGACCTGATCAGGGCTGAGCTGAATTGCCCGCCAAGCGTTGACCAGCCAGCCGTCTGCATCATTGAGCGTTTCAACGCGCCGCCCTTTGAACGGCGGTCGTGCCAGCAAGACCGCCGCCGATCCTGCGAACGGCTCGACGTAGCCGGACGGGTCGCCCAGCGCCTGCCAGACTCGCGATGCAGCGCGGCGCTTGCCGCCAAAGTATGGGAATGGTGCGGCCAGGCTCACAGCTCCCCCTCCCCCACCAACCGCTCACACAGCGCCCACCAGAGCGATGTGGCGAGGACGGCGGTGCCGATGATGGCCAGCACGGCGATGATCTCGACCATGCCGGCGAGAATGCAGAGGGTCATGGCTGGGCCTCCAGCACCACCCTAGTAGCCGGCGATGCGTCGATCAGCTGCAGCACTAACGCGCCATAGCGTGACCACCATTCCGTTGCATTGCTATCCATCGCAGCGATCCATCGTAGGTCGGCAGTACGCCACTTTTCAATGGCGTGTTGCTGGCAGCCGATAGCCAGCACATCGGCGGACCATGTAACCGCCCATGTATCAAATTGCGCAGATTTAATCTCGCGCATGTTGCCAATGGCCCCGCGCAGGTCGGCCCCGCGCAGGTTGGCCCCGCGCAGGTCGACGTCGTGCAGGTTGGCCCCGCTCAGGTTGGCCCCGCGCAGGTCGACGTCGCGCAGGTTGGCCCCGCGCAGGTTGGCCCCGCTCAGGTTGGCCCCGCTCAGGTTGGCCCCGCGCAGGTTGGCCCCGCTCAGGTTGGCGTCGAGGAATTCAATCCGCTTGCCGCCATCGCCGCGGCACCATGATGCGTGCTGCTGGAGCTGTTCGGGTGTAATCACGCCTCCACCTCCGTCACCTTCCGGCGCAGGGTCTGGAGCGACGTGGCGTTCAGGCCGGCACCGTCGAGGGACTGCAACTGATCGGCGATCAGCAGCAGGATCCGTTCGCGTTCGCGCTCGGCGCCGATGCCAATGCCGATCTCCAGTACAGGCGGGCAGATTTCCTCTGCTGCCTGTGCCAGTTCTCGCTCTCTCTGATCCAGCTCAGCCAGCCGCAGCTCTGCCTGGATCTCCAGGCAGTCGACGGTCTGGCGCAGGGCGGTGAGGGTTCCCATCAGAACGGAACTCCCTCATCGCTAGCGGGGCCGTTGCCGAGCCAGTTCTGGGTTGGGGCGGGGGCTGGTGTGTTGGTGGGGGCAGCAGCAGGAGGCGAGGCCGGTGACTCACCGCCAAACCCTTGCTCGCTGTCCTTCTTGCTGCCCAGCAGCTGGAGGCGGTCGACGCGCACAACAGGCTTGGTGCGCTCCTGGCCAGTGGTGCGGTCGGTCCATTTCTCGATGTGACACGAGCCGATCACGCCGATCTGCGAGCCCTTGCGCACGTAGTCAGCGGCTACCTGGGCCTGCTTGCCCCAGATTTCCAGGTTGAACCAGTCGGGGTCTTCGTCCTTTTTCCGATTCACCGCAAGGGTGAGATTGGCCACCATCGTTCCGCTCTCGAAGTAACGGACTTCGGGATCGCGACCGGCGCGGCCTACAAGTGTGATGCAATTCATGGTGCTGGGGGGGGTAAGAAACCGGTTATGCAGCCCAACAGGTCACGGGGACCTGAAGGCGGCAGGCAGGTCGTCAGGGTCTTCGGTGGGCTCAGTCGTGGCGGCAGGATTGCACTTCGCCACGGTCTCGGCGCTGATGCCCTGCTGAATGATGCGGTCGAGGGTCTGGCGGGGCAGCTGGGCCAAGGCGCTGGCCTGGCCTTCGCTGACCATTTGGCAGAACGCGGTGATGCCCTCGAACGTCAGGCCAGCCGCTACGCACGCATCAGCGGCCTGCTTTACCGGGTCAACCGGTGCGGCCAGCTGGATCGGCTGCACCTTGTAGGGCGAGCGTTTCTGCCGAGTAACGGTCAAGGCGATGGACAGCGGGCTATCGAGGTGCGAGAGGTGCGAGATGCGAATCCCGCCCACCTTGATACCGCCGTACGACACCTCGGGGTCACGGAATAGCGTTACGCCGCGGCCCACGTACTCGCGAGCATCGGCACCCCAGGCGGCCACCATGACACGGCGCATGGACTTGCACGGATACCACGGCTTGCCCTGGTCGCCCTCGTAGCTGATCGCTACGGGCTGCTCTGCTGTGCCTGCTGAGACGCTGGTGATTGTGATGGTCAGCGGGCCGGCAATCAGGTCGTCGGTTGTCAGCTGGTTGGACTTCGCCACCAGCGTTGGTGTCATGTCCATTTAGATCACAATCTCCTGCTCAGGTTGGATGGGCTCAGTAGCCGGGAACCGTTCGGCGGCTTCCTCGTACAGCAGCATCAGCCGTGCCAGCTGTTCCTCTGCAGCCTGTGCTGCAAGGACCAGCTGGGCGATCGTGATCTCATCACGCTGCACCCGCTTGATAAACAGCGGCAGCCCCGGCGCGTAGCTGATGAAGTCGGCCCATGCGCGACCCGTCACTGCCAGGCCGGTCTGTACTTGCGGGACGTACTCCGGCGGCATTTCGTTGGCCAGCATCGCGGCGAGGTGTTTCTTCTGCCGTGGTGCTTTGATCTCAATTAGGCCGTCATCGCCCACTAGGCCGTCCGGCGAATATCCCAGCTGAATCCCGCTTATGTGGCGCGTTACAAACCCGCACTCGCGCACTTCGCGGCCGGTGTGATCGGCGTACAGGTCGCGAGCGCCTGGTTCCAGTAGGTGGCCGCGTGCCATGTCGTCGTTGTAGAAGGACGGCTCCGACTCGCCGGTGATCCGCTCGGCCAGCAGTTTGTAGATCGCCGTGCGGCTGGTGTCGTTGTTCGCAGGCTTGCCGGTTGCAGTGGCGAACACCCCAATGGTTGAGGCGGTGATCACGCCCCTACGCAGCGCGTGCCATTTGTCGGTGCCCTGTTCGATCTCCCAGTGGTACCGGATCTCGGGCGGGGCCTTTGTGGCCTGGACCATGGCGGTGATGCGTTGGTTCCGCAACTATAGCCCTAAGGTACCGCTTCTGCACCCCCTAGGCTGCAGAATGTTACCGGGCACACGCGCACACACGCACCCCCCCCCACTAAAACCGAACAACCGCCATAGACCCCATGATTCAGGCCCACTGCGCCAATGCCGCCGACGCTGCCCAGCTCTGGCGGATGCTCTGCCACGCCTCAGATCTGGATTTCCAGCCGGTCGACGTGTACCTAGGGGGTGAGCTGGCCTACCGGATCATCAGGACCGCAGACGGCGATCAGTCAACAGTTCAGCCTGCAACTGCGCCGGGGTGAAGGTCTCCAGCCGGCGCACCTGGCGGACCATCTCCGCCAGGGCGGCCAGCTCGCTTTCCAACTCCTTATGGCTCAGCGGCTCGCCCATCAGCAGTTCCTTCAGCCGCGCCTGCCTCACGTTGCTGCTGGCGGGATAGGCCGCCAGGAACTCTCGCAGCGCCTCACGGGGCCCCCATCCCTGCTCTGCCGCTAGATCATCCAGCAGATCCACCAGTCGCTCATTGGCCCGTTTCGCCTGGGTCTGGGTGAGGTGGCCGCCGACGTAGGGGAGCTCCAGCCGGCCCATCAGCAGGTTGGCGAAGTCGCCCAGGTCGAGGGGGCGTGCCGAATCGGAGGGCTTCGGTAGCCAGATCGTGTCGGCCACCCACTCGGGCCTGATGCCGTGCTCTGAGTACAGCCCAAACTCGCGGATGGCCTCCCGCTCGCTCTGGGTCTGCCATGTCCAGATGGCCCGGTTGGTTTGGGCCAGTGCATCGAGGTGGCGCAGGCCGGCGCCTCTGGATTGCTTGGCGTTCTTGATTCGGGAGAAACTGCCCCCGTCGAATCCGGTTGTTTCCCCATAAGCCCAATGAACAAGGCTGGCCATCCGGTCCTGACTGAGCCCGTGCGCCAGCCAGTACGTGATGGCCGCGGCCAGCTGTTGCACGCCACGTTCCTGGCGCAGATCGGAGGTTTCTTGTTCCATGTCACAACCGTAGCGGTTCCGCTTTACTACCTCCCACGGAGAACCGTATTTGCATCCTCAACGCTGCGGACCACTGCCGCACAACCGCCTGCGCTGGTGATGTGGGCCAGGAAGCGGGCCTGCTCAGCGGTCGGCCTGCCCGTGGCTGACTTGACCTCCAGTGCCACGAACTGGGCCAGCCCGTTCACCTGGCGGTAGCCGATCAGGTCGGAGGATCCGACGCACAGGCCGGCGTGCAGGGGGCGGGCGTTGCGTACCACCACGTCGCCAGGGCGGAGGGTGTGGCCGATGGCCTGCAGGTTTCCGGCGGTGATCCGCGTTGCCTGGCCCGCCCAGCCGGTGCCCACGTTGTTACGCCACAGCCTGGTGTCGCCAGAGCCGTGGGCCAAAAGGATGCGCTGCTGGGTGTTGTGCTCGCTGGCCATGGCTGACGGGTGGGGTTCCGGCAGTCAATGGAGGGGAATGTGACATTGCGTTAACTGGTCTGGTGTGGGGGTGGCATGGCGTAACGGGTGTGTTAAAGTAAGTACATCGGAGCCGAGAGGTTCCACCGCCACTCGCCAGCCGTGACCGCTACCTTCAAGTTTTTCTGGAACGGCATCAAAGTCAACAACGGACCCCTGCAGAAAGCCAGCTTCAGCATCGGCAACACCCTGAACCAACCCCAAGGCACGATCACGATCTACGCCAAGAACTACCGCCGGTTCTCCGCCGAAGTGTGCGAAGCGTTCGACGTGCAGAACGATTCCGACGGCATGACTGACTACTTTGAGACAGACCGGATTCGCGTCCGCCCTGATCACCCCTTCTACGCTCAAGCGCTCAAGGCGGTGCATGCCTCTGATGCCCACCACTTCAAGATGCAAGCCAAGCGGGAAGATCGCTGGGCCCAGCGCCGTCAGATGGCCACCGCCTGACCCCCACGGCCGGCCGAGAGCCCATCCCGGCAACTCATTCCACCGCATCGCCCGCAATGACCACTGCAACAATCAAAGCTGGAGCAAAACTTCAATTTGCAACAGGTAATTGGGCAACTCTTAAAACCGATCAAACCGCTGAAATCATTTCAGAGCGTTACGGCATCTACAAAGTTCTAATCAACGGCAAAACATTTTCAGTGGATTACAAGCACGTTGAAACCCATGCCTGACCCCACCGCCGCCGAGCGCGCTCGTCGCTACCGCGAGCGCCAGGCTGGGCGGCTGCCACCAGCGCAGCGGCCAACCTGTCAGGCCTGCGGGATCCTGCACACCGGAGCGCGGGGGGTGTTGTGCTCCAGGTGCTGGACACGACTGACGCCAGAGGGCAGGGCCGATCGGGCTGAGCGGGTGCGGCGTGCGCAAAAGCGAAAGCGTGACAGATTGTGAACTGGTCTGGTGTGGGGGTGGCATGGCGTAACGGGTGTGTTAAAGTAAGTACATCGGAGCCGAGAGGTTCCACCGCCACTCGCCAGCCGTGACCACCCTCCTGACCGCTGAGGAAGTCCTGACCATCGCTGAGCAGGAAGCCGATCGGGCCAGCACCGCGTATATGCGCAAGCACGCTGCCGTTATCGGTGCTATCTACATCAGCGATCTAGCTGATTTCCGCCAAATGGTTCGCTACGCCGCAACCGGCGAGGTGCTCCACGTTGCTGGCTGCATGGCTCAAACAGATCACTACGTTTGCGCTGGTGAGCTCAGCGACGGCACACGCCTTTACGAGGCACACGTTCATCCCGGCGTCGATGCCGAAGAATGGGCACTGATCGTTGACTGACCCACCCCGCCCCTCATCCGAGGGGCTTTTTCATGCCCCGGCCCAAACACCGCGAAGCCCTCAGGGATTGCAGTCCCTGAGGGCTTCTTGATGCGGCGGTTCTACCGGAACCTTCCCCCCAATCATACCCATGCGCCGCCTTCCTGTCCACCCCTACGCCGCCTCAAACCGCAACCCCAGTACCGTCACCGGGCGGCGCTCGCGCATGGCCAGGGTGATCGTGTGCGGCGCCACGTGCAGCTCGCGGCTGGCTGACACGGCGTTGCTCCACACTTGGCCTGTCTCTACGCAGCGTAAACTCCAATCGCCGAAATGGCGCGGGAACCTTGCTGCTACGGACTCAGCCAGCTCGCGGTCTTCTAGCAGCTGGAACAGTCGATCAGCAGGAAAACCGCCAAGCACTTCAGGCCGATCCTTGGCCAGCCGGCGCCACGCTTTTCGACTGACGTAGTAAGCGTTGCCCATAAACGTTGGCTGAAGAATGGTTGAATTGCGCTTGCCCCAAAACCACATCCGCACCCTGTTACCAGGGCATCCCAGGATCTCGCCTACTGCTCCGGTGGTTAGCCATTGGCCGTGGCGCACTTTTGATTGATAGCCAAGCCGCCACAGGCGCATACGGATAGAACCCTTTGACCGCATAGGCCAGCCTTCCTGGCCAGCCTTGCGGTGACAACGGTTAACCACCTCCTGTAATGGGTAATCGCCGGCTATGGCCTCCAGGAACTCGATCTCGGGGCGGGTCCAGCGTGGGGGTGTCACGCCACCCTCCCCCACTGACCCTTTGCCTGGCGGGCGGCTAGGACGTGGCGGGCCCAGCCGTGGGGGTTCTTCATCTTGCGGCGCTTGCCTACCTCGATTAGCTGTTCGAGGGTTTGGGCGGTGGATTGCTCGCGCCTCGCCTGCCGCCTCAGCTCCGTGGCATCCACCTCTTCAAGCTCCCCATCCACGTGCTCCAGTTCGCGGCGTTCAATCGTGAACACGTGGCCGCACTCGGGGCATTCGCCGCGACGGCTTTCCATGCTGGCGAAACACGATGGGCACACCTTCACGCTCGGCGCCCTCTCGCCGTCCTTTCGCTTTGCCTTGCCTTCCAGCGACCATTCGTGATCGATCAGCGGGCTGCCAAGTCGCTGGGGATCTGAGTTCCCGACGTGATCAACGATGATCAGATCCCGCTTGCCCGGCGCAATCCTGAGCCCGCGGCCATTGCCCTGCAGCCATGCCGTCAAGCTCATGGTGGGCCGCAGCCACACCACCGCGTCGATCTCGGGCACGTCCACCCCGGCGATCCACAGCTGAGCGCAGGCCACCAGATCTAGCCGGCCGGCCCTGAGCCCAGCAATGGCCTCTCGGCGCTCAGCGTCATCGCTGCCGCCAGATACGGCCATCGCCCGGTAGCCGGCACGCTGCCACTGTTCGGCGACGGCGTGCGCGTGGGCCACGGTGGTGCAGAACGCCACGCCACGCCGGCCATGGCAGAGCTTCCGCCAGTGGCTCAGGGCATCGCCAACCACGGCGGGCCTGATCATGACCGCGCCGGCTGCCCCTTGGTTGTAGTCGCCACCACGGCGACCAACTCCGCTTAGGTCCGGCGGTGGTGGGCGGAACAACCGGATCGGGGCCAGCAGTCCTTCATCGATTAGGTCGGCGGTGGAACAGGTTTCCACGATGCAGTCGAACACCTCACCCAGCCCGCGACCGTCTAGCCGTTGGGGGGTGCCTGTGAGACCCAGCAGCAGGGGGTGATCGGCGGCGGCGAGAACCTTGCGGTAGGTGTTCGCTACGGCCAGGTGGCATTCGTCCACGATGATCAGATCAGGCCGGGGCAACGTGGCGCGGCGAACTGCGGTCTGAACGCCCACCACTTGCACCAGCTGGCTGTAGTCGGAGGATCGACTGGCGCGGATCTGACCGAACGGGATAGCGGCCTGCTGCAGCCGCTCGGCAGTGTCGTCGAGGATCTCGCGCAGGTGCGCCAAGAACCACACGAGCCGGCCACGGCCGATCGTCAGCCGCACGATTTCGGTAGCCGTGGCCGTCTTCCCGAACCCGGTCGCGGCTCTCAGGATCGGCGCTCTGTATCCAGAGGCGTAGGCCTGGCGGAGATCCACGACGGCCTGGGATTGGCGGGGGCGGAGGGTGATGGTCACGCGGCCGGCTGGCCTCCGGGTGGTGATCTGGAGATCCTACCGTTTAGAATGCGGATCTGCACCCCCTATACTGCAGATTCACACCCTTACGACCCCATGCCCACTTGGCCCACTAAGGAAGGACGGACCACCATCACCCTCGAACTCAGGACCGAGCTGGTCGAGCACCTCGACGCCCAGGCCGAGTACCTGGGCCAGAGCAGAGCCGCGTACATGCGCGGCCTGGTGATGCAGGATATGGGGCGGCAGGGGCCTGGTAAGGCGAAAAAGGCCTAACCCATGCCAAGCGCTCTTAGTGTCCAGCTCCCCCTGACAACAGATCAGGAGGAGGCGATAAAGGCTGCTCTGCAAACAGCAGAGAACGCAGGCCACATGTCTCTGATTGGCCCTGCCGGATGTGGCAAGACCACGACGATCAGAGCGATTGCACACGAGATGCACTCCAGGTTCAAATGGAAAAAAGTTTTACTTCTTGCACCAACGCATAAGGCACGACAACAATTTGCGGCAGACTCCCTGCCCCGTGGAGTTGTTCGTCAGACAATTCATCGGTTTATCGGCGTTAGTCCTACTACTTGGCGAGACGAAGACAAGTTCAACCTCAGTAACTCAGGAGACCTTAAGCGTGTTGAATACACACGCTCCCAATACTCCTTGGTGATCGTTGATGAGTCTTCAATGGTTTGCAAGGAGTATGCCAAAAAAGCCCTTGATATTTGCTTTAATGCAGAAGTCGGGATCATTTTTTCCGGTGATCCATATCAGCTTCCGCCAATCTCTAACGGTGGACAGCCTGATGATGAGACCGACGGGCCAGACGTTGAAGCCACTGAAAGCACTCTTGCTCCGCAGTTTATAGACGCGCCGTTCAAGGTCATCCTTAACAAGGTGCTTAGGCACGGCGGCGCCATTCTTCAGTATGCAACGTATATACGCCAGAACTGGGAGATAGAGCATTCTTTCCCCCGTCAAAGCGTTAAAGACTCGGAATCAGAGATCAGGGTTTCTGGCGATCCGATGGGAGAGTTTATTAGCGCATACAAAAACCTCTATGGCCAGTTTGAGGATGGCGAGATTGACTGCAGCGAAGTTTACATGCAGTCGCCTCGCGCTCTTTGTTTTACTAATCAATCAGTTCACCGATTTACAAACAAGCTCCGCCGTGATTCACTGGGCGAAAAGGCTGGCTCCCAATGGGTTCCGGCGGAAATTGTCATGGTCAAGAGCTATTGCGCTGGCGCAATCCCTCGCCCTATCCCCTCAGCAACAGACGCCATTGTCATCGCTTCGGAAATCGTAGATGTTAATCGCTCTTTTGATTTGCAGTGGACTACGCCTAAGCGGCAACTTGAGCGCTCTGATTGCCTTAACTATCGAGGCAAGGCGCAGATCCTTTCTTTGCATCTCATAAGGCCAAATGGAATCATTGATAAGTCCGTCATCTATAAAGTAGGTACAACGCTACTTGACGATAAAGAGTCTGGTGAACTCTATAAGTCTCTTAGAAACAAGATCGCTTCATGTGGGCTAATACATGATCACAAAGCCTGGAAGTGGCTTAAAGATATTAAGGAGCAATTTAGGAACCCTATTACTTCGGCTTTCGTGATGACAGTCCATAAGTCACAAGGCTCTACGTTTAGGGATGTATATGTGTGCAGCGACATTTTAAGGGCCGATAAAGATCGCAACTCAATGCTCTATGTCGCCGCAACCAGGGCGAGCCGTTCTATTACATTCGCTCGCCAATGAGCCTACCCGACCGCTACAGCACCGACCAATGGTGGCGGGTGTTTGCAGAACTGCTCAAGCAGCCTGAATCTCTGTTTATTAACCAGTACCAGGATTGCCCGTTATGCGGTAGCGCCAATGATTTTAAGGGTCAGGAGATGGACCCTGGTTTTCACATGGTCTGCAACAACTGCGGCGGCATGGATGGCAAGGGTGGCATACTTACTCATTTTGGTTTTACAGAGCGTATTCTTAAGGTTGATCGTGCTACGGCTAAAGATCGTGTTGCAAGTTTCCTTGGTCTTTCTCAGCCCAAGCCGCCAGCGGCAGCCGATCAATCTAAGCCAATGGCGACGCTCCTAGACCAGCTCCAGGAGCTGCCTGGCTCTTGGGGCCTCGTTGCCGTGGACGGCAATAAGCGGCCCTACCAGCCTCAGTGGCAGGCCAACCCGCTCACCAAGGAGCAGGCCGCGGCCGAGATCATCGCCGGTAGAGCCAAGGCCATCGGCGTGATCGCCGGTCCGCCATCTGGCGGCCTGCTTTTCCTGGACCACGACGGCATCAGCGCCACCGAGAAACTTACTGAGCTCGGCCTGCCGCCGCACACCCTGCCGTCCACGGCCATGTGCACTTCCGGCCGTGATGGCCGGCTGCAGGCGCTATTCACCATCCCTGAGAACTATTGGCCGCACCTGCGCAACCGCCGGGTGTTTGACACCGGCAAGGTGGATGCGGACGGTAAGGCCGAAAATCTCGACCTTCGCTGGAACCGACACCAGTCCGTAGTGATCGGCGCTCACCCCATCACCGGGCATTACCGCTGGATCAAGGGCCGCTCACCCGCCCAGGTTGGCGTCGCGGAAGCACCCGAGGCGCTGATTGAGCTGCTGCTGAATGAGCCTGAACCCCCGCCGTCTCCGCTGCTAGCCGCTGCTACTGCCCTACTGCCAGCAACCCTGCCGCTCCTGGAGTTCGTCACTAAGGACAGCAGGGAACTGATCGAAACCGGCGGCACGCCTGGTCAGTGGAATGACGATCAGCTAAAGCTGGCCCTTGACCTACAAGGCACTGAGGAATGGATCCTCGCCCAGGGGCATCGCCCCGACATCACGGCGGCCGCGGCCTTTGAGCAACACATCTCAGCAGCTCAGGCCAAGGCCAGGGACTTCGACGCTCGCAAGGCCCGCAAGCGATTCGAGGGGGCGGCAGCGCACAACCCACACCCAGGGACCCCTTTTGACAAGCTGGAATCAAGGCTCAGGTTTCACACCCGCGCCGCAAGGCCGGCGCTGCCGCCTAGGCCGTCTGCCCCTGCTCCCTCGGCTAGCGCCAGGACAATCGGCGAACTGGAGTCAGAGCTAAAGGAAGCGCGATCGACGCTCAAGGGCCTGCAGCCGAACTCCCCAGATTTCGATGCCACAAAGGCCAACATCAAAAGCCTGGCCAAACAGGTTTCCGATCTCAACAAAGAAATTTCGTCATCACGCGGCAAGCTGCTGCCCGTAGACGCTGCCGAACTATTGGCCCTGCTGCGGGCACAGGCTGGGGGGGATCGCATCAGGTTTAACAGCTTCAGCCAGCAGATTGAGATGGACGGCGTTGTGCTACAAGGCGCTGAGCGGTTCTACCTCTCCCTCGCTGAGCGGGGCTACAAAGTTTCTAAGGAACTCGCCGTGGATTGCCTGGTCCAGGTGGCGCATGAACACTCCTACGATCCTGTCGCGTTATATCTGGAGCACGTCGCAGCCACGGTGCAGCCTGCCTACATCGACGGATTGGCGACCGCCTACCTACGGCCGGAGGATGCCGCCATCGGCCAGGCCACCATCTACGACCACATGATTCGCTGTACCCTGATCGGTGCGGTGCGCAGGGCCCTGGAGCCCGGCTGCAAGCACGACACCGCCTGTGTGCTCATGGGCGAGCAGGGGGCGCGTAAATCATCCTTCTGGTCTGCCTTGGGCGGTCCGTTTTTTTCTGACGCCCTCGGGGACATCTCCAGCAAGGACGATCTGATGGTGCTCCATCGTTCGTGGGTGATGGAGTGGGCCGAGCTCGACCACATCATGGGCCGCAAGCACGCCGGCCAGGTCAAGGCTTTTCTGAGCCAGTCGACGGACTTGTTCAGAGTGCCCTACGGCAAGGCCACCGAGAGCTTCCCTAGGCGGGGAATCATCGTGGGCAGCACGAACCGTTCCACCGGGTTCCTGGTGGATGACACAGGGAATCGGAGATTCTGGGTAATACCAACCACCCGCACTGAGGGCGACCCGATTGACACGCCCACCCTGATGGCTGAACGGGACGCGATATGGTCCGCCGCTGTTCACGCCTACCGTGCTGGTGAGGTGAACTACCTGCCGCCTGAGCTGGCCACGATCGTCAGCCGGGAGAACGAGTCCTACCAAGTGGAGAACCCATGGAAGGCGCCAATCGCCGACTGGCTCAATGAGCCCCGCAACCATGGAGTTGAGCTGACCTCCGAAAAGATCCTGGGCAAGGCCATCGCCAAACCCATCGAACGGCAAACCCGCGCCGATCAGATGCAGGTGGCGGCGATCATGCGCGAGCTCGGTTTCAGCAAGGCGCGGCGGATGGCGGCCGGCGCTCAGCGCTGGGTGTTCGTGAAGGGCTGAGAGGCTTGCCAACCTGCGGGCTGAGGTTGGCAAATGCCGGCCCCCTTTTTTGTGGCTCATTATGAGTCTGGTATGACACGGCGCGACTTGCTAACCACGCTGAACCAGGTTAGCAAGCCCAAATCCCTTGCAGCACGGGCGATCTTCTATCCTTGCTAACCTTCTAACCTTTTAGAAAGACTTGTAAAAAAAGAGAGGGGAGAGGGGGTAGGAGGCAGCGAAAGGGGTGTTTCCTGCCTCCTAAGAACTTGGTTGGCAAGGTTGGCAGGTTGGCAACGGCTCCAGGGCTGCACAACCGGTTTCGCAGCAGTAGCGTCCAGCCACGGGGGCGGCTCCACCTGCTGCCCGCCTAACCCCCATACCCTGCCAATGGGCATGGCGCCCGAGTGGTCCTCACCCCCGCCCTAGCCGGCGGGGTTTTTCATGCGCACCACAGACTGAGGCAACTGCCGACCACCTGGTGAAACGTGCCGCCTCGCCGTCCCACCTGATCAGCCGCGACGTGCATTGGCTCGCCTGGTGGCAGGAGCTGATCCTGAACTGGGTCAGCAGCTGGGACACGGTGGGCTGCCTCACCGTCACCAGCGCCGCAGACCCTGATGAGTGGACCGCATGGGATCTGCCCACTGATCTGGACCTGCAGCGGATGGAGCTGGAGGAACTACTAGAGGCGACGGTGGGGGAGGGGTGATGTTGGAGCTCAACCTGACCATCGATACCGGGGCAATTGATCGGTTCGTGTTGCTGACTGAGAAGAACCTCAGATACGCCACAGGCCGCGCCATGGCGGCCACCGTCATGGATACCCGCAAGTGGCTCAAGGATGACTTGAAGTCTCAGCGCCGTATTCAAGGCGGCGCTACAGCGTGGACCTACAACGCCGCGTACTACGAGCGGCCATCACCTACCAACCTCACCGCTGTAGTGGGTTTACGCACCGATGCACCACACGCCGCCGGCCGCTACATCAGCGTGCTGACCAGGGGCGGCCCGCCACGCACCAAAGGCGCCGACCTTGCCGCATCCGCTCTGGTTGGGCGCAGGGTCACGATGGTGCCCACTCGGGCGCAGCGGAAGGACAGCAAGGGCAACGTCACCCGCGCCGCCTACACCAAGGCGCTCACGGGCTGGTCATCCGTCAGGAAGACAGGAACGATGGTCAACCGTGCCAGCCGGATGTTCATCACACCGATCAAGGGCGTCGAGGGCCGCCTTGGCATCTGGCAGCGGACCGGGCCAGGCAGTTACGAGTCGTTCCGCGGAGCGCAGATGAAGTGGACGCTTGAGCCCCAGCCCAAGCGTCAAGCCAGCACGTACGACCTCAAGGGCGACCTGCAGAAGCAGGTGCAGGTGTATTGGCCTGGAGAAATTGAGCAACAGCTAAGGGCGGAGCTGGCACGGGCAGGCTTCCGCTGAGATGGCAGGCCAGCACTGGGATTCTCAATAAGGCAGGCCAGTTATTGATTCTCAACGCCGCCTAATATTGAGAACCCTTGCACTGCAATGGATCTGGGTCCTTCCTGTTGAGAACAGAGCGGTTGGTTCCGACCC